CCCGTGGCGCAGCAGCACGAGTCCTGGTTCGCGGACATTGTGCTCGCCGGTTGGCGCTACGGGGAGACCTACGACGAGGCAGCCAAGACAGACCCGGACCTCGTCCATTGGGAGAGCTACACGCCCGAGCGACGGGCCCAGCTCGTCGCCGCTGCCCGTCTGGTTGGGGCCCTCTCCGGGCTGGTGTGAGAATGGCGGCATCCCCGACTCCTGACTACCAGAGGGGACGCGCAGAGGCGCTGCTGCAGGTGGCGTCCCACCTGCGCCAGTACGCGCAGGCGACTCGTCCTGAGCCATCCTGGTGGCCCTGCGAGCGCTTCCGCGCCGAGGGGCGCCTCGGGGTACTCACACAGCTCGAGGCCTTCGCCGGCCAGCTCGAGGCGGAGGGGAAGCGATCCCCCGCGTCGGCGGAGCCGTGTGGGTGCCGCGGCAGTGGAGTGCTCGCGCGTATGCGGAGGTGGCTGCCGTGAGCAACGCAGAAGCTGGTAGGGCGTCCGCCACGGACCCGTACGGCATTGACTACGGCTTTGATGACCCATGGGTCAGGGAGCCACCCCGCCAGCGTGAGGCCCGTCCCCCTCTCGACCCGCGGCAGCTCGGGCGACAGATCGTTCCCGACCGCGTGCCGCACCTCGAGCGCATGCGGCGCTACTTCGGTCGGGGCATCAGTCCGGAGCTGATTGAGCAGGTCCTGTACATGGCTACGCAGGGGTACATGCGCGACCTGACCGACCTGGTGGCCGAGTCCATCGCGACAGACCCGCACCTCGGGAGCGTCATCGGTAAGCGGTTCCGGGCAATCATGTCGATTGAGCCGCAATTCGTCGCGGCATCCGGTCCAGGCATCGACACCGCAAGGGCGAACGCCATCTGCCAGCAGGTGCGCGACTCCGTCACACGGATCCCCAGGATGCGTCGGACGCTCCTGCAGATGGCGTGGGCGCGATGCAACGGGCGCGCGGCCCACGAGCTCCACTGGAAGGAGCGCCCAGGGGCGCGCAACAGTGGGGACCTGGTGTGGTCTGTCGAGGGTTTCGGGTGGCTCCACCCGCGGCGCCTGTCATTCGGCCCCGAGCGCGAGATCCGGATCCGCGACGGGCTCTGGCAGGGGTATGGATTCCAGCCCATCGGATTCGACGTCCGGGAGATCCCGGGGAAGTTCATGATCACGCTCCCGCAGCTCTTCAACGAGTACCCGGAGCGGGAAGGGTTCGGACCGCGGGCCCTGTACTGGAGCTTCTTCAAGCGCTTTGGGTGGCGCGAGCGGATGGTGCTCCTCGAGATCTTCGGGAAGCCCTGGCGATACCTTGGGTTCGACAGCGCGTGGCAGAACATCAGCGTAGACACCGATCGCATTGAGCAGGCGCAGGCCGAGGCCGACGCTATGGGATCGAATTCCACGGCGGTCATTCCAAAGGGCATGAAGCTCGGGATTGAGCAACCTGGGGACGCAGCGGGGGAGGCACACCGGAACGTCAACGATGATGTCAATGCGGAGATCTCAAAGCTCGTCCTCGGGCAGACCCGCACCACCGACGCGGAGCCGGGGGCCCTCGGTTCCGACGGTGACCAGGTGGCCCAGGACTCCGAGTCGCTGGTCATTGCGACCGACGCCTTCGAGATCTCAGACGACCTGACAGAGCAGCTGATCCGCCCCATCGTCCAACTCAACTTCGGGGAGGAAATGATCCCCTACGCCCCGCGGATGGAGCTGAAGTACGCGCTGCCTCCTCCGAGGGGGGAGCAAATCGACAACACCAACAAGGCGCTCCAGACTGGGCTCCCACTGCGGCGATCCCAGGTGTACGAGCGGATCGGGTTCGACGAGCCTGCGGAGGGCGACGAGACGATCACGGCACCGGCTCCCGCGCCTGGTGTCCCTGGGGCAGGCGGCCTCTTCAGCTCGGGGGCTGCCGCGGCCGCCCCTTTAGCGGAGGTCCGGCGTCAGCTTTCCAGTCTGACGCGGCAGGTGAGAATCCTGCGCGAGCACGCTTCCTCGCGGCGCTGATCGCTCACGATGAGCTCGGAGACCATATCTGCTGCGCGGCCCGTCCCGCAGTGCATGGGCCTCACGGAAGCCCTGACTCGCTGGTCGAGGCGGGGACGGAACAGGCCGCGGCCATCCTGGGAGACTGGGTGGCGCGCCTCGCGGGGGCTGCAGGGTCCACCGAGAGCGCGGCGGAGATCCGATCCCGCATCGAGGGGGAGGCCGCGCGGATTGACCCGGAGCCCCTCGTGGAGGCCATCACCAGGGCGATGCTCCACGGCGCGATGCTGGGGGCACTCGACTGCGTCTGGGAGCGGGAGACCCAGGAGGAGGTCCCCCTCGAGACGTTTCGGGCCTGGGCAGAGCCCATCCTGATGGACCGTGGCCAGCACGATGGGGAGCCCTTCACCACCCTGAGCTTCGAGAAGGCGCTCAAGCTCTTCGAGCAGCGCCAGGTCATGACTCGTGCAGCCTTCGACAAGCTGGGCGAGGGCATGAAGCGGACGGCGTTCACCATCGCCGGGCTGGCAAAGCAGGAGCTCCTCGAGGAGGCGCACGGGGCACTGGCGGCGATGCTCAAGGAGAGCCCGCATCCCTACGGCGGGCCGAACCTCCTCGACTTCAAGGCCTTCGCCCAGGAGCACCTCGAGGCCTCGGGGTGGACACCGGCGAACCCATCCCACGTCGAGACCATCTATCGGACCAACATCGCCACCGCCTACGGATCGGGGGCATTCGTGGAGATGCGCCAGCCTGCGACCCTGGCCGCGCGCCCCTACTGGCAGTGGAGGTCGGTCGGGGATTCACGGTCGAGGCCCACCCACGCCGCCAACAATGGCAAGGTCCTCCGGGCTGACTCCCCGACCTGGCAGCGGGTCTGGTACCCAGCGGGGTTCAACTGCCGCTGCCGCACAGTGGCGCGCTCGGCCCGGTGGGTCGAGGCCAACGGGGTCGAGGTGGCGGACGATCTGCCAGGGCTGCCAGATCCTGGCTATGACTGCGGAACGGGGTCGTTGCCAGGGGGGGAGGAGGCGGCGGACACCCAGGCAGAGGCACGGCCCGGTCCGGCCGAGCAGCGCAACCAGGAGCCCGCGAGTCAGCTGGGGCCGCCCCTTGTGCACCCCAATCCTCCGCAGCCCGGCGAGCTGCTGGTGGGACCCCCTCCGCCCGCTCCTCTGCCTGATGACCCAGTTGTCGCCTACCCGGGCAGTTCGCCAGCAGGAGAGCCCATTCCACCGGCGCCTACGCCGACTCCGTCAACGCCGAAACCGATCACGCCGCCCTGGCCCTACGTCAAGCCGGCCCCCCCGCTCCCGAAGCTTCCAGACCCCAAGCCGGTCGCGCCCGCCCCTCCAAAGGCCAAGCCTCCCAAGCCGAAGCCAGCCCCGGCCGCCCCGGTACTACCCCCGGACGTCCCTCCACCGCCCGCTCCCAGTGCGCCTCCTGACCCAACGCCGAAGCCTGCGGATTCAAAGCCGAAACGGAAGAAGGGTCCGAAGACTCCAGATCCCGGGCTTCCGATCGAGGACCGAGTGCGGGCGCTCCCAGTGCGGGACGTGTCCACTCTGCCCGTGCCAACCCCGAAGCAGATGGTACACCTGAAGCAGCAGGAGCAGGCCAACATGGCGCAATACACAGCCCCCGAGGTGCGGGGGATTGAGCGATTCTCGTTCGGGTACGACTGGACGATCCGTGAGATCCAGTCGGGTACACCCATGGAGGAGGTCATAGCAAAGCGTCGCGCCCACCTGCTGAGTAAGGGATCCAGCTACGGTATCTCCCGGAAGGAGCTCGAGGAGCACTACCAGGAGGCCATGGAGGCGGTCCGCGGTCTCGAGGTCTTTTTCTCAAAAGCCAGGCCGACGGACGCAGTGCGTACGGTGTTCCGGGGCCTGGGCGGCCTCGACGACGCATCGGCGGAAGCCCTCATGGGAGAGAGCTTCACCATGCGCAATCAGACCAGCTCCACCTCAACGTCCAAGGTGACCGCCATGGGGTTTGCGCGTCGCAACTCCCATCGCGGCAAGTGGGACGTGCTGCTCCAGCTCACCCACAAGAGTGGGGTCTATATCGACACCACGTCAGCCTGCCGCGGAGAGAATGAGGTTGTCGTGCCTGGAAAGGCAACGTTCCGGACCACCAGGCTTTCCAAGTTGGACGCGAGAACAATCCTGGTTGAAGCGGAGGAGGTATGAGCATCATCCACAACGGGTGGGAGTTCGACTCCTTCCTGGTGCGCGACAGAGCGGGTGAGGAGCGGGAGATGGCCACCGAGGCATTGGCCAGCATGGACCCGATAGGGCTCCAGGAGCTCCTGGTCTGGTTGCCACCCGAGTTCACCGGGGAGCCGGAGGGACACTGGACCCGTGGCTCACGCTTTGCGCCTGACACAATCGAGGTGCAGCCGGACGGAACGGTGCTCGTAGGCATCTAGCGCGACTGGGAGGGGTGGGCGCTGCCGGGCCAGCCTGCCCGGCATGACCGACCCCCGAACGATCGTCCACGGGCGCCAGCTCGCCGCCAGCATCGCCCTCCCGACCGACCCCGGGGAGACGCTGGCATGGGTCCAGATCTGCCGCGCTGGCGAGTACAAGGGGTACTCCGCGGGACCGGTGGTCTGGACGGACAAGGAGTTCGGCCAGATCGTGGACAACCTCCACCGGCACCCGGCGTTCCGAGCGGGAGCGGACGGGATCGGGGTGGAGCCGGTCGTGCCCTACGACTACGAGCACGCCTCCGAGGCTCCCCCGACCAGCGGCAGCATTCCCCAGGTGGGGGCCCCGGCCTGCGGATGGGTGTACGACCTCCAGGTCCGCATGGGTGCCGACAACGTCCCCCAGCTCTGGGCCCTTTCGAAGTTCCTGCCCCAGGCGCTCGCGCAGATCCGGAGCGGCGCGTACCGGTGGACCTCGGTGGCGGTGTGGACGGATGCGGTGGACCCCGTGTCTGGAGCGGCACTCGGGGCGCAGCTCACCAGCGTGGCGCTGACTAACCAGCCCTTCGTGCAGGGCATGGCGCCCATCGCTGCCAGTGCCAAGCGCGTGGGCGAGATTGGGAGCCCCGTAGATCGATCTGTCACCCCCAACGGCATGGCCGAGACCCAAGCCCCTGTTGCGCCTGCGGCGCCCGTCAAGCATCCCATCTTCCGCCGCCTCGCCAAGCGCCTGGTGGCTCTCCGGCGTATCCGGCACGAGGACGCGTCCGAGGAGCAGATCGCTGAGGAGACCGAGGAGGCGATGGACGCCCTCGAGCAGATCTCCAAGCTGCTCGACAACCCCGAGGTGGACAAGCTGCAGGAGAAGCTGGCCAAGCTGGTGGCGGATGGGGCCAAGGCGGCCGAGCTCGCGCCCGCCCTCGAGCAGGCCCGCGCTGCGCTCAAGGCAAGTGCCGAGAAGGATGCCGACGAGGAGGCCCAGATGGCGGCCGAGGAGGCAGCCGAGGACGAGAAGGTGCAACAGAAGTTGCTCCCCACCATCAAGCTCGCCCGGCACTCCTGCATCGACCCGGTGACAGGCCTGGTGGCACCCGACAAGCTCAAGGCATTCCGGGCCACCTGGCTGTCGGATGCCAAGCTCGCGGAGCGCCGGCGCACGCTGCTGACCTCCAAGATCTTTGCCGGTTCCAACGGTGAGCAGCTCACCGGCGGCAAGGAGCTCCCTCACACCGACGTGGGAGCCCCCAAGACCGCTGATGGCAAGAGCGTCGCCGAGGCGATTGCGCCCTTCCCTGGCTGCAACAACGAGGCGAAAGCCCGCAACTACCTGCTCTCCCTGAAGAACGGGTTCGAGCATCAGCCGGAACCGATGCAGTTTTGGCTCGCCTCCCAGTTCGTCCGCACCGGCAAGCTCGTCCTCGGCTGAGCTGAGCTCACCGCACCTGAAAAGGAACACGACCCATGAGCCATACTCCCGCCTATGAGATGAGCCAGCCCAGCTACACCCGCACTGGGGTGAACGCGAGCGCCACTCCGATCCCCAAGGGATACGTGGTCAAGCGCACCAGTGTCGAGCTGGGAGCCGCCCTCGCCACCGCCACCAGCGACAGTTTCGCGGGTGTCTCGATCGAGAACATGCCGCAGAACATCGCCCGGTCGATCCAGGTGGACGGCATCGCCATCGTGACCGCGGGCGCCGCTTGCTCCATCGGTGACAAGCTCACCGTGGACAGCTCGGGGCGCGTGGTCCCTGTCACAGGCTCGAGCCAGAACGTGGTCGGCATCGCCTGTCAGGCGGCCACCGGAGCCGACGACCAGATCAGCGTCGAGCTGGTCAAGTCCGGGCTCGGCAACGCCGCGACCGTCTACAAGAAGACCCTCACGGTGGGATATGCGGACCTGACGGCCGCTGCCATCTCCCAGGCCTTCAACATCGGAGCGGTCCTGCCCACTGGGGCGCGCCCCATCGGCTGGGACCTGAAGGTCACCCAGGCCTTCGTGAAGGGGGCCCAGACCTTCACTGCGATTGCCGGGATTAGCGGCACCACCAACAAGTACGTCACCTCCCAGGACATCAGCACGGGTGTCAACGAGTTCGCGGGTGCTCTGGGTCCCAAGGTCGCCGATGGCGAGCAGTGGATCCTGACCATCACCACCAACACCGGGACGGTGGCCAGCTCGACGGCGGGCGCCCTGACCCTGGAAATCCTCTACACGGTCCCCGCGACCTCCAACTGATTCGGGTCTGACCAGAAGGAAAGCCAAGCACCATGAACGCTCATACGCTGCAGCATCTGGCCCCCGGACAGCGAGGGGAGGTCACCTTCACCCTGGGCGCGGATTGCCAGTTCGGCAAGGCCGGCCAGAAGGTCACCATGGCCGTGACTCCCGCCGAGACGGGCGACCAGCTGAAGACCATCAGCACCTACCTGGGCGGCTACAAGAACCGCTCCTTCGTGCAGGACGTCATCAGCCCCCCCGTCCTGGTGGACGCCGAGAAGGGCAAGCGCATTGACTTCGCTGCCTCCAACGTCTTCCAGGCTGTGGACCCCACCGTGGGCCGCACCGGGGCGATCAAGGAGATCAGCCACGTCAATACCCGCACCGACTACGAGACCACGGAATGGGCGCTTGGAGCGTTCATCAGCTTCCAGGCCAACGCGGAGGCGGTCGAGCAGTACAACGTGCGGCAGGTCACTGCCAAGATGCTGCTCGAGAAGGTCAAGCTCTGGCGCGAGCTCGCCCTGGTCCAGGAGCTCGGCACCGTTGGCAACTGGAACGCCAACAACGCCACCACACTCCTCAACACCTACCAGTGGAACGGCGGCACCAACGCCGACCCGCTGAAGGACATTCAGGCCCTCATCAGCGCCTCGGCGCAGATGGTGGACCTCCTGGTGATGTCCCCCGACGCGGCCTTCGCCTTCTTCTCCCATGCCAAGGTCATCGCGATGATGCGCCAGGTGAAGGGCGACGAGGCCCAGCCCGAGGACGTCGCGCGGTCGATCGCCATCGCCCAGGAGACCATGCGGATCAAGGTGGCGGGTCTCCCTGACATCCTGATTGCACCGGCCAAGGTCCAGGACGCGACCACCGGCAAGTTCCAGCCCATCTGGGGTGGGAACGGACTCGGCGGCAACGTCATCGGCCTCACGGTCGCCTCGGGTATGAGCGAGGACGAGAGCTCCACCCACATGACCTTCCGCACGCGCGGGATGAGCGGCTCTGGCATCGTGACCTACGAGTACGTCCCGCTCGACCGCGGCCTGAATAAGGGCGTGATGCTCCAGTGCGGGTTCGGTGAGGCCCGCTTCTTCCCGAGCAACGTCTCGGGCGGCCTCATCAAGAACGTGCTGCAGTAAGGGAGTCGCGAATGGCGAAGGAGGAGAGCAAACCAAGCATCACTGGGACGGTGGATCTGCAAGGGCAGATCGCCGCCCAGCGAGGCGAGCTGGAGCGCAAGGACGCCGAGATTGCACGTCTCAAGGCGTTGCTTGTCGAGCGCGAGGCCGAGCTCGTGGCCCACAAGGGAACCCTGGCAGCCAGTCTGACTGTCAGCGTTCCCGGGCTGGAGCAGGGCGAAGGCCAGTTCCGCGAGGGAGTGACCATCAACCACCAGCTCGGTGACTCCACCGCGCGGACGTGGGCGCGGGCTGGTGATGTCGTCACCACCAAGGGCGCTGACCGCGTGACCCGCCTCCAAGAGCAGGCGGGCCAGCAGATCCAGGTCTTCTCGGTTTCCACCGAGATGTTCCGACTGTTGGCGAACCACCTGAAGTGAGGCGGCCCGAAGGGGGCCGCCGGTGAGGTGTCCCGATGCCCGGTCCTGCCTATGTGACCCGCGCAGATCTCCAGGCGCAGTTCACGCCTGACCAGGTGGCTCGCGCCTTCAGTGATGACGGCGGGGCCACCTTCAACCAGTCGGCATTTGACTCGGCCGTGGCGCGGGCTTCACGCGTGGCTGACTCCATCCTGGCCAAGGCCTGGACGGATCCAGCTCAACGAGCCCTCATCGCTGCCGACGACGGCGTCAAGGGCATGATCGCCGTGCTGGCGATGCACTTTGGGACGTCTCGCCGACCAGAATACATCTCCCAGGAGATGCCCAACGGCCCCATGGCGGCCGCCGCCAAGGAGGCGCGGCAGGACCTGGAGGCCATCGCGGCAGGCGAGATGGAGCCGAGCTACGCGGCAGGGGCAGCCACGAACACGGTGGCAGTCGGTAGCCTGCACAACCCCTCGGCAGTCCGGGGCGGGCCAGATCGGTTCTTCTCCCCCACACGGGCGAAGCCGAACCCCGGGGGGTTCTGATGTCCGGAAGCGTCGACAACGCCGAGCTCGAGGCCTTCCTCGCCAACCTCCAGGCGCGTGGGAACGCCGTGCGCGCCATCCTCCCGATCATCGGACAGGACCTCAAGGCCGCCGTTGAGGACGTCTACGCAGCCGAGGGACCGGGGTGGCCCCCGCTGAAGGGAGAGACTCTGGCGGCTCGCCGGAAGGGCAAGAGCTCGATCCGGATCATCATTGGGGAGGACGGCGGCTGGAAGAAGGCGCCCAAGGGGTCCAAGAAGGGTCGCAAGGCACCCGCTTCCCACAAGATCCTCCAGGACTCTGGCATCATGGCGGCCTCCACCGACGTGAAGGTCGGTGACAACTGGGTCGAGGCCTTCGCCGGAGTGTCGTACGCCGAGTACCACGCGCGTGGCGAGGGAGTGCCGGTGCGCAACCCATTCGACCTGGGCCCCTTTGAGGACGGCGTGCTGGCCGACGCTGCCGACCTGGTGGCGGGCGCGGTGGCGCAGTGAGCTCGACACTCACGGCCTCCAGGGGCATCCAGGCCCTGCTCGCCCACCTGCAGGGCAACGTCGCCCGTGGCTCTGCCATGGTGCGGTCTACCGGCCTCAGCGGTAGTGTGCCCAAGGGTGCCTTTGCAGTGCCGGTCATCAACGGACAGACCCGGGAGGATGCCCTGGTCTTCGTGCGCCCCAACCAGGCGACCGCGGACGGCTCCTGGTTCGTGACGAGCGGCGGGGCCGAGGTGGACATTGAGAGTGTGCAGGGTGGCACCCACGTCAACCTCCCAGCCGGTACGGAGCTCCGGTGGATCCCCGCGCTCAGCGGGGTGGAGGCGCGCAGCCTTGTGGTGGGCGCCATGACCGGTGGCGATCGGTCGGGGCCGCTGCGGCAGGTCCGCTACTTCAAGGACCTGGGAGGTCAGCAGCAGGCGCGCGCCCTCTACAATGCCAGCGTCACCGACTACCCGGCCGTCCTCCTGGCGTGGGACTCCTCGATTCCTGCCGACGGCAGCTCCCAGGCCTTCTATGGACCCAATGCGACACGCCCTGGGCGAGGGGTGAGGGTCTGGCGCCACGAGTGGGCGATCCATCTCATCACCTCACGCCTCGACACGGCCGACGAGCGGACCCGCGAGGGTGACCAGCTCCGGGACTACATGTGTCGGCTCCTGACTGACCGGGTCGCCGTGCGGGGGTTGCGCGTGTCTCTCGACCCAGGGACCCAGATGATGGGGGCCAAGCTCCTGATGGTCACCCCGACCGTCTACGTTGACGAGATCACCTTCGGGACCGCCTACACACTTTCGAAGTACCAGCTCCCCGACGACCCGGAGCCACAGGTGTGGTCATGGACGCGGATGCAGGGAGTGCTCCCGGCCCAGGCTCCCACGCAGTCGGAGATCAACCTGCCGGACCAGACCGTCCCCATGACGTGATTGGGAGGTCGCAGGGGAACGCCGTCACGCTCGGGGCGTGCCCAATCTCTATGTGCGCGCCGTCTCCGGGCGGCTGGTGACCCGGTTCGGGAGCTCCCAATACATCGGTGCTACCCGGCCCTTCCCGCATCCCACGCCCGCGGAACTGGAAGCCGGAGCCTCCCCGATCCAGTGGAACCCGGAGGCGGTGACCCTCATCCCAGAGGCGGACTACCACAAGCACCTCCGGGAGTACGACGGCGCGATTCGTCGAGGGGACCTCGTGCGTGCCACGGCAGAGGAGCACGCCGCCTACCTCGCCTCGCTCGAGGATGACACCCATCAGGAGACTGCCCAATGAGCAGCGTCCCCCAAGTCGTTTCCGCCTCCAACCCGCTCCCCGGGCTGTGGCTCAAGGTTGACATGCTCCGCTCCGCGTCCAGCCCCGGTACGCTGGGGCTGCGTACCCTGATCCTTACCACCCCCGAGACGGGACAGGGCAACCAGACCGTCAACACCGAGCTCCGGCAGGTCTACTCCGCGGACGACGTGAAGACGGCCGCCGGTCGGTGTCTTGGGTACCACACCTTCAAGGCCCTCTTTGCCAAGGACCCCGAGGCCCAGGTTGACCTCCTGGTCGCCACCGAGAGCGCCGGGTCGGCAGCCACCGGGACACTGACCTTCGGCGGAGCGCCGACCAGTGACGAGACGTGGCGGGTTTGGATCCACGGGTTCCAGATCGACATCCCCTGGCTGGTCGGGGAGAGCACTACCCAGATCCGGGACAAGGCTTTCCCGCTGATCAACCAGTACGCCGACGACCTGTTCGTGGTCGCCTCGGCCAGCACTGCCGGCATCGTCACCCTGACCGCCCGGAGCAAGGGACCGGCCGGGAATGACATCACCCTCCGAGTGCAGCGCGTGGCGGGAGCGGGAGGAACCTGCACCCCAAGTGCAGCCCACCTGTCCGGTGGAACCACCGAGCCGGACTTCTCCACGGCCATCACCACGATGGCCTTGAAGGAGTACGACTACATCGTCCCTTGCGTCAGCAACGCGGATGCCCAGTCGGCCTCCACCAGCAACCCGAGCCGCGTCTCGGCCTCGATCCTGGCGAACAGTTCCGGCTTGGGGGCGAAGCTCCAGCAGATGGTGGTGGGGTCCACAGGCAGTATCGCCAGCGCCAAGACCGGCGCCATCGCGCGGAACGACGTGGCTGGAGAGCATATCACGGCGACCAGCGCCGAGGCTCTGCCCTGCGTCCTGGCGGGCGCCGAGGCGGGCGACCGGGCCCGGCGGCGGCGAGTCGAGTACAACGCGAACCGCATCGGATCGCGCCTCACGGGCGTGGCTGGGAGCGCCGACCCTGTGGGCGACCAGCCGACGACCCCCGAGGCCATCGACGCCCTCAACAACGGCGTCACCGTCTGCGGCTACGACGCGCAGAACAACCTGGTCGTCATCCGCCCCATCACCACCCACTCCCAGGACAGCTCGGGGAACCCCGACCGGAGGTGCTTCGACGTCAACGAGGTGGACGCCTGCTACGAGGTTGCCAAGGACCTCCGCACCGCCCTCCCGGTGGAGTTTATGTCCCCCGACGGCGGGCAGCTCAAGATCGTCAGGGACCGTCTCTCCGACGGCACTGACGACGAAACCCCAGAGGGGGTTATCGAGGAGCGCGACGTCCGCGGGTTCATCGTGGATCGCCTCTCCGGGTTCTGGGTCCGCAAGGGCGTGATCGACGGCGCCGCCCTCGCGGCGGCAGTCACCGCCGGGACCCTCCAGGTCAAGGTGAACGACAGCGACCCGACCCAGGTCGATATCTTCATCCCGCTCAAGATCATCAAGGTGCTCGCCAAGATGGGCGTGTACGTCGCGAAGGTAGGCTGAGATGGCCACAGCTGACGAAGAGTTTGCCAACTACCCAAAGCCACGCATCGCCATGGGTGGCGGTGACCTGGTGGACGTCTACGACCTGACCATCAACGGCGAGGACGGCGAGACTGCGGTGCACACCCTGCGGCGCAACCCGGCCGGCTCGACCGGCGGGAAGCGGACGTTCAAGATCGCGTTCAAGTCGGCGCTTTCCGAGGCCGGCCCCGAGCGTAGCTACCTGCGCGACTACCTGAAGCGCAAGGTACTCACCATGC